CCTTCGAGGCCTTTCCTTGGTCGCCAACGATTATTGCGTTCGCCTATTATAGCATATCCCATAATTACATGCTCCAGTAAGTTTCTGAGCTAGGTGAGCAAAAGTAAGGACGATCTGCAGGTTCCATGAACTTCTCACCAGTCATAATATTTGTACGTTCAACTAAATTTGATTCTTCGGTTACTAAACGAACCTTCATCATTTTAAGATTTGTATCGGTAGCACAAAATCTAACAGTATTTTTTTCTGTTTTGATATCGAGCCATGGCACTATGTTTCCTGCAGCATTTAAGGATAACTCTATATTAACAATAGTACCAACTTTGATACCAGATGCAGCAGACCAAGTAACTTTGTCATTTGTACGTAGCTTCATTTTTGTACTCCTTGTTAGTTAACGTACAAACATTATAGCAAATGGGATCTTTTTGGACAACCACTTAAATTACAAGGTGTTTGAAGTAGTTATAGTGCTGTTCTAGCGTCCAAATTGCAGGATCAACAACAGTTCCGTCATGTGTTGTATAATTAGCAACAAAAACGTTGCTGTAACGCTTAAAAGGCAGCCACATATCCGGGGTATGCGCTGCCCAGCCCGCTTCTTTTAGCATCATATGCTTGACCCTGCTCAAACGCACTGTGGGCGCATTTAATGCTTGCTCAACAGTTATAACATTAGCAAGAAGTAAATCCCGTATTCTAGATGCTGGGATTAGGTGTTCAAAATCGCACTCTGTATCTGCACCAACTTCATGGTAGTGTGCCTTCATTCCATCACGTTCTTCGATGCAGTATCTATGATATCTGCGCAGATAGTAATCCATGTCATTACGTAGTTCACGCAACAATTGCTGATCATTCATTACCGCGTGGTATTCAGCAACCAGGCTGGAAAGATGACCAGAGCAATGTGCTGCCACTGTTTTATAAGTAGCAGCACTTCGTTGGGTTTTTCCGTAGTTTGGAGCAACAAATTTTTCTATAGATTCTTTTAACATTATCTTCTTCTTGTGTTATCAAAGTCCCCTGCTCTTTGACCTTTAAAGGTATGACAATACTTACACAGTTCTTCTAAATTTTCTGGACTATTATCGCAATGATCCCCATTTTTGTGATCTACTTCTGTAACGCCTTTTGCGTCTGGGTGTACTTTGGTAAAGTCTGTTGCACATTCGAATCCTAAGTGCATGTCATGATTAGAACACTTTCCAGTTTTAAACGGAGTAACACCTTTTCTATGTGGCCATTTTCCGTAACTGGCTTTTTGACAATGGTCACAATGAATTCTCCATCTTTTGGATCCGTCCATATTAGTACGACTAAATGTTACCAGTTTGTTGCAACCATGATTGATACATATTGATCTGGTCATAGTACTGCAACTTCCTCCGGGAAAAGTCCGGGTGCAATATTGCCAGCTTCAATACCTATTTTACTACCATCCCCGTGATAGGGCAAGTTGATCGTACCACCGTTGCGTAAATACAACTCACGCAAAAAGTTACACATTGCCAGCGGAGCATTCCAACCTGCACCTGGGTGATTGTGTTCAAATTGTATTTTGGCTTTGGCATGGACTATATGCGAATTTTTAAAAGTTTTCTTGCACTCAGCCAGTACTTGTTTCATCCACCCGTCTGGTAGTTGACTGTTTGTATTGGTACTTGATAAACGATACAGTTCGTATAAACCAATAAAAACACCTTGATCTATTTCTTCTTGTAATTGAAATGTTTCTTTTATAGCAGCGAGGATGCTGTGTAGTATTTTACCTGATTCGTCTAGCTCAATGCCTTTGTATGCATATTTAAAATGACTAAAGAAATAATCGTTATCGCCGCACAAGGTATCGCTGCTGCGTGATCCTTTGTCTTGCAAGTCAATCTGTAAAATATCAAATTGATCTTGCAATGTTTTGGCACGTACATTCTTGATATCTCTACTACCGTTCTTGTAACGAATCAGTGCATTACGATGCAAGTCGCCGGGTGTCAAACGTCTAACACCAGTGTCGTTTAACATTTCAAATGCATAGCTTGGAAAGTTGGGATCATCAGTTTCGACCACAGCGCAAGGAATTTCTGTAAAACCCAATATTGCAGCGGCCAATGTGCGATGCTGTGCATCATACAAATAAATGTTGGATCCGCTAATTCGACAAGCAGATCCAGGACTGCAAATACGAGCGTCCCACTTCTTCATAATATTAACTACGTGTTTGTGTATAACATCACGTTGTACTTCATAGTCGATCCATAGGTCTTCAATTTTGACCATAGTGCTATGTGGGAATTTGTTTTCTGATGCCAGAGCACGAGCTCGCCATGCATCAAGTTCTTTTTGTGTAACGTTGTAGTGAGCTTTAATCTGTGTTAATACTTCATCCACAACTTCAGTGAATTTACGCACAAGGCGCTTTGCTGCCATTTCTTCTCCTCAGGTTAATGATGCACGATGCATCTACCAGTAGCCGTTTAATGCAATATTAAACTATCTACTATGTTGTTATTCTATATATTTCGTTACGTTAAGTCAAACATTTACAACTGCAAATTGTCCAGATACTGTTGAAGATTGTCGGCATGCAATTTTAAAAGAACAGTTTCTTCTTCACCAAGCAACAATATCTCATCAATTTTTTGTATAAAATATGGACAAGTTAATAATCGACTCATTTGTATCAATGTGCGATTTTTTAATATCTCAGGTAAAAGACAAGTATAGACAGGAATCTTTGTTGATTTCTTTATAAACTGGATTCCAGATTTGGATAATCTTAGATTTGTTGGGTCGGTATGATTCCACCACCAAGCTTTAATATATTGAGGATATTCTGTTGCGTCTTTGCCTGCGGCTCGTAAAATTTCCTCAGTATACAACCGCTGGTTACGGATAGATTTGGTCACCTTGTTTCATTAATACCACAGTGAATTTGTCTGTTTTGAACAGAGTGTTGAGTTTCTTGGCTAGATTAATAGCATGTCCGCTATTACTAAAACTAACCTTTTTATACTTTGGACCTGGGTAAGCAACTAGCATATTTTGGCTTTTTAGGTTAATAGGCTTGTTGTCGTAGAATACCGCCCAAATACCTTCGCTGCTCAATACTTGATCGCTTTTGTAATTCGTTTTGTTTACGTGTTCTAGTAACACGGTTGGTTTTGGTCTGGACATCTTGGGAATTTCCTTGAATATACTATTTATGCCTTAAACTGGGCAGTTTAAAAACTGCCTCCATCTAGGCTAATTGACGTGGATTCTGCACGGGTTTCTGACTTAGTTTGAAGTTCAGCCAAGTTAGCAAGTAAAGCAAACAAATCAGAATGCAAGTTTCTTGCTTCTTCTGCAGTAAGTACTAATTGTTTACTGCCAGTTTGATTCATTAGTTTTACACGTTCGTTAAACTTATTCATTGCAACGCTAAGATTTTGCATTTTGTTCCTTTAACTTTTGTTTCATTGCTTGCTCGGTTTTAAAAGGTCCTAGACTAGGATATCTATTTACGGTAATATTCTTGGGGCAAAAATGTTCAATCCAGGCCTGATTTATTTTAACAAGATAATACCCTGCACAAAACATGCTACGACTCTTTGCTGTTTTACTGTATACTGGCAATCGTCTCTGTACATCATATACTTGATTATATGCACGACCTGCAACAGGATACCCGTATACTGTGGTAGTTTCTGTCTTGGGTGCCTTAGAAACAGATCCAAACTTAATATTGTATTTTTGTTTTAATAATTTAAGTGATGATATGTGTTCACGTTCTTCATCGTGTACATAAACAAAACCCCCATCCACGGTTGCTTGGATAGTGGCCACTCGATGTCCTTGATCTTCTACGACCCAGAATTTATTTTTAACAACAGGTTTTGCAATACGTTCATTCATGTCTATTAGATAGTGCATTATGTGTGATAATCTTTCCTATTTCTGTGCCGAGGTCTTGATCCTCGTTTATAATATAAAGTTCGCTTCCAACTCCGTACCCTTGTTCTACTTCGACGATATATCCGTTGTTTGCTCCGTGTATGTTGATTGATACTTTTTTATTTGGGAACTTTTTTTGTGTTTGATTTCCGTATATGTCGCCTATCGTGATTGGTTGTATACCTTGCATTGTCATGTTGTTCATTGTTTCATCATCTCCAGCATGATAGCTTTGGATACTTGTGCAGCAAAGTCCTCCTCATCCAAGATCATGTATAGTGTATGATTATGTTGGTCGTTGCGTTCATCATACACTTGAGTTTCAAGGATATGTCCGCCAACACTTTTATATAACTTAAAGTTCATACTGTCTGCACGTAATCGATCATCTGTATGATCGTCTCTCTCAAAAGGAGATTTAAGTCTACGTATACGATTTGTTCGGCCTTCGCTAACAACATGATGTATTTCATTTTCAAACATTTCATGATCTTCCCATGCACGTTTGACTATTTTGTGTACCCAGCGTCTAAACCATTTCATTTGTTATTTTCCTCTTGTTGACATAGTATTTTCATCATTTCCAATTTGTCGTGTAACTCCTTTAAACCAGGATGTTGTTCCATAAGATCTTGAAGTTTACGTTCTTCATGTTGTTTACGCATAGCCCACTCAAGTGCTTCTCTGGATGCAGGTGCTAGTTCTACGGTCGGATATGCAGTATAGATACTTTGCCACCCTTGACCATCGTATACTTCCATGCAATGCATATTGGTGTTATATCTAACCATGCCGGCACTTTGTGCACCTGGACTAAAATTTGGCACAGGTGCGTACCCATCTGATATTGTAAGATGCGGTCCTGCATTAATGCCTCTAATCATATATAATCACTCATAAGAACAGCTGACACAAACGCAACAGCAAGATAAGTCATTGAATGCAAGAATTGATCAAGCCCAAACCAGAACCAATACATTTTGTCTTGTGCAGTTAATTTTACACTAAAATGTATCTTGACCCAATCAAGGTGATAGTGTATAACAGCATCAAACATTGCAAGTATTGCACAGGCTTGAATGGGTAAAAAGTGCATGAGTATAACGTAGGTCAGTGCACCGTGAAGACCTGCGTGTTCGTATCCGCCAAGTCTACCAAAGTGCCCTTTGTCCTTGAGCATGCGCTCAGTTTGCCAAACAAAATCTGCAAGAAAATGTTTGACAAATAATAAAATTAAAATCAACCAAGTGTTCATTTTATATCAAACTTTGTTTTAAGATCAAAGGCAACTTTTTTAAGAGCAGCATTATAACCATTTTCCCAATCAGTATGTTCATCTTGGATAGTTCGTTCTTGAATAGTAGTCAAACAATCCTCTACTACTAGTCGACCAAACAAGTCAAGATTATTGCCACCCACTTGTGGGTAGTGACTACCCCCTGCTAGCAATGCTAGATGTTCAAATTCTTTTCTCATTTTGGATACCCCGCACTTAAAAATTCACTGTATTGTGTAGCATGTTCGCTTAGTTTATTGAGTTCATACTTGCCGCAGAACTTTAAAAATTGTGCACCTATCATTGGACGACTTAGTTGCACTGCTCCGGTGTTGATAGTTTCTGTAATCTTTGCTTTAATTTCTTCAGGTTGTGCTGTTAAGTCGACCAGTACCACATTGCGATTGTAGTCGTCAATAACACGGTGCTCCACGCCATCGTGATCGGTCCATCGTTGTAGCATAAGATTGTTCCAGTTAAAACCCTTTTTGTCACGATCCTCGTAAGCCTCAGTGAGTCCCACTTTGTTTTTGCTGCCTTTAGTCCTGACTCCGGGATAGGCTGAGAAGATGTTATCAGTCGGATCGCCCCGCATACATTTCTCAAACAGTATCCAAGACGGGTCGGGAATGACCTTGGGTAGCTTGGTTTTCTTGTCAATTACTGGTTTACCTTTTTTGTCCAAGATGCCATCCAATGTGTGAAGCTCGTCTGCAATGCCGTTGTATTGATTGACGTTTGTGGCGAGCAACTGATGGAAGTCAGTGTCGCTGGAGACGATTGTATGGTGGTCATTTGGGTGCGAAGATATCCATCCAGCGACCAAGTCGTCTGCTTCCAGTTCTGGGTGCTGAAGAACTGTGCAATTAGTTTTTTCGCGGAGAAAGTCTTTAAGATTATCGAACGCCTCCCAAAAAAGGGCATCCTCCTCGGCTTCGGCTTCGGTGAGTGCTGCACGAGCAACAGCACGATTTGCTTTGTAAGGCTTATAGAAGTCTTTGCGCCAGGAGCGACCCTCCAAACAAAATATGACGTGGTCTGCTTTTTGTTCGCGCCACGCTTTATTAACCGAGCTAAGGGTAACATGAATAGCGAATCCTAATTTATCCCAAGTGTCCGATTGACGATGCGCTGAATGACGGGCACGAAAGAATGTGTTTGCGGTGTCTACGATTAGATATCTCATACAGTAATAATAGCATATTACAAAAATTTAGTCAATTGAGGTAACAAGAAATCTGCCCATTTTTTGTGAGCATCGGCACCAAAATGATATCCAGATTTTGGTTTACATCCGCTGGTAATTAACCAATTATAATAGGTCATAGTTGGATTGTATGGTTCAACGTAACTATCATGCCAATCTTTTTGTTCTTGTTGGAAATGATTGTATGTATTAAAGAATACATGTGGAATTTTTAAATCCATTAATTCTATATGCAGCTGATAGATATCGTTGTGTGCTTGTTGTTCAGCAGCAACAGGTTTTAGATTGTCGATATAATCACGATAACGTTCTTTGATAATATCAGGCCAATCATGCCCAACACCACCGGCATTAACTTGCCAGTAGATATCATCATGTAACCATTCTTCACGTTCCCAAGTTGACCATCCAATGATAACAAGATCTGGGTGTCCTTCGTTCTTGAGATAGTTTCTGGTTGTTCTTATTATTCTTGAGTTACTGCTAGCCGATTCAGCATCACAATGCAATACAGCATACAACTCATTTGCAATATTGCAACCGTAACTAACACGTTCGTTATCCGGATGCGGAATACGACCTAATGCGTAGTATAATGGATCGTCGTTGGCAAAGCAGAAGTCATTTACGGCTTCTGCTCCTGCACTGTGACTGTCACCATTCACATACAATATCACGATATTTCGCTGCGTCCGTTTCCGAGATCATTGCGCTCAACTCTACGCGGTCTTGAATCCACTGGTTGATTGGCTTCCCATTGTTCATAGTTTTCATTTAAAATATTTCTGCAGATACTTTGAAACCAACGATCAACTATGTCTGCATCTGTGTCATCTTTTTTAATTTGAAATCCTGCTTTAACTAATCGTGCAATAAAGATATCATTCCAATCAAGTTCAAATGCACCGTTACCTACATCATCAGGATCTAGATCAACAGAAGTAACTGACACATATGGTTCACCTGCTTCGGTCGCTGTATCTTTAGCTGATTTTTTCTTAACCTTATGCTCTTTTGGTGCTTCTTCTTTTTTAACTTCTTTTTTGCGTTTTAGAAAATCAAACATTTAGGTTCCCCATTCATTTTTAAACAACGGTACTTGTAGTCTATCGCTATATCGCAATCCGTTCTTCATTGCTAGTAGTGCTACATTCTTATTATTCAACGCATAAACACTTTCTACTCCGCCCACCGGCATTAGATAAACATGTCCTTGAAATCCAAACGCTCGAAATTCTTCAGTAGCCTGCATGGCATCATCAAAGTCTTGTTCAGTAGCAATAACAAACTTCAAGTATGCTGTACCGACTTCTTCGTATTCACAAACAATTTCTGGACAAATAGCATCTTCCCACTTCTCCCCTGAACAAGGTAGTTTAGCACTTACGCTAAATGTAATTTCTCGCCCAACTTTATTCCAGTCCGACAAATAGTTTTTAAAATCATCTGTTAACTTTTGAGTACCATTTGTTTCAAATGTAATCTCTGTCAGATCTTTCATTTTAGGATGATCCAACAAGTCTGGGTAAGCACGTTGCCAGCCCAGCAGTGGTTCACCACCTGTGATAACAAGATGTTCATCCCGCCAATGATCCTGCGGAAGTATTTCCATAATGCGATCTGCAATGGCATCACTAGTGAGCATTGGACTGAGGTCTTTGAATGCCGGATGCCAACTGGCATAGCTGTCGCAACCTGTACTCACAAGTGGTAGTTCTTCGTATTTGAAAAATGATTCGATATTGGCATGGGTGTATGCAATATCGGCTGCCTCGATACTAATCTCACCACGAGGCATACCAAAGCCGGCACACGTAAAGTTACAACCATACGTGCGTAAGAACACACTGGGTACACCCATGTAACGACCTTCGCCTTGTATACTATAAAATAATTCTGCTATTTTAATTTTGCTCATGCGAACAAGTCCTCGTTATCTTCTCTATAACCTTCTCTATAAGCCATGTTTGATTGAGTTTCACGCACTTCTACTCTGTAGCACCAAAGACGTTCTGCTTCACTAGGCCCCCACATATCAGGAATGTAAACACCATTAATGTATTTGTATAGTTGGTCAGCAAGACCTTCACAACCTAGTTTAGGTAGTACAACAATCTTGGCCATGTTCTTGGCTTGTAGCAATTTGAATGTCTCTAGTTCTGGATCATCCTGTGCCACAATTAAGGTATGGTCAAACTGATCTTCTAGCACACGTTTTAGTTCTTTTAAGCCACCATAGTCAGCAGCCCAATTACGTACATCTAAATCATTTGTTCCAAAATAGAACTTCATACTAAACGCATAGCCATGTATTAAGTTACAATGACTATCTGCTCTCCATTGGCGATATGCACAAGGAAATGCATTATGAAATTCTTTCGTACTTGTATATTTGTATTGCATTTGTTTCTCCTATGTTAAGATTTTAGCATAGGCTTGCAGAATTTGTAAAGCGGGATGAATGCCAGGAAAGGCCGCTGTGTGGAATTGTATTTATGTTGTTTCTTGAGCATGACGCTCCATTACTTCGCTCAAGTTATTACGTGTTACATGTTCGAGAAATTTTAGAATGAACATACTAGCAGCTGATGCATCGTCGCCGTGAAAGTGTAGTCTAGTGCCACCAGCACCGTTGTGATGATGATGGCAGCGTTTGCCCTTGCCGTAGCTTACGTACTTAACTGATTGTTCTTGTCCACGATGGTTGTACCATTTATCTTGATAAATTGTGCCGCCAACTAATTCGTACCATTCAACCATTTCATCAGTTAACTGATCAATATCAACATAAACAGCATAGGTAACAGTACACCCTGGTGGCAGTGCTATCATCGAGCCCACCACTCTTCCCATGGAAATACGCACCAGACTGGGGTTTCAAATTTATTAATTTCTGTACCATAGTAGTCGATGTTCTTGAATACACTGGCAGTGTTATTGACAAGTGTAGCAAATTTTACATTGTTGTTCCAAATTCTATCCCATGCAGCGTGATCAGGTAAACAACTTGACTGCCAATCTCGCTTGATCCAGTTTAATGTAGCACCTGAATCGTTAATGTCATCTACAAATAAAATGTTCTTGCGATATGCTGGATCAGTTTGTGTGCCGCTTTCACCACGTTGATCGGCAGGCACATAGCCAAACGCATCTTCGGCCATCCAGCAGTTACTTTCTGTTTCGTTGAGATTGCGAAGGCTAACTTTTAATGCTTCCATACGTATGTCAAAATATTGACTAATCATATTAGCAGGCACAAGTCCGCCACGTGTAAGACCTACAACATAATCAGGACGCCAATCGCCCATTTGTCGGATAATGGCATGTACCCAAGTTCTTACCTCTTTATCTGTATAATATACTTTGTTCATTTTTGTTCCTAAAAAGAAAGCTTGACTTCAGCTTGCGCTCGATATTGGCCATTGTCAATATACATACCAGATAATCTATATCCAATTTGTTTATTAACTTGTCCGTGATACAATGCTCGTACATATCCATTTATTGGATTTGCGACATCTAAATGTGTCTTAGTATAGTGTAAATTGCCTTGAATGTCAACACCGGTAGGTAAATTAGCTTCAACTGATCCTGCAATAACAGTAGGCCTAACGCCAACAAACAATCCGAATTGATTATCATTGTGGCCTAGTTCGGCCCAAGCTGCAGTAATGTGATTGACTGCGGTAATTAGACCTGGAGTAATTTGTGTGTCCACATTCATGACACCAAACTGACCTTGTAACCAACTCCGGCGATATGTAATTACAGTTTCTAAAATGCTGCTGGTGTTTACTGATCCCCATATACCACCAAATTGCACCCAAGGATTAAAAGTAAGATTAGTAAGTTGTGCATTTAGCTGCCAGTTATTGTTGATCCTAAATGTCGGAGTGCCAACGCTGTAGTTATAGTCATTGCCGGCAATACGCATGATTTCCATATCGTATGCTTCTGTACTTACAAGATATTCAGCTTGTGAGTGTAATTGCAGTTTAGTACTACCGGTGGTATTACGTGCCCAACTACTAATTGCACCTGACACATTCATAGGAGCGATATTCATATCAAAGTCTCGACCCAATGAATCAGTGACTTTAACAGCACCCAGGCCATTTAAATTTACACCTGCCAAGTAACCTGTGATTGGTCTAGCATGTGTTTGACCTTCGAATGTAATACCAATTGATCCTATAGGCCGCATAGCAGCTTCTAAGTCTATTACCTGTCCATTCAAGTAAGTGGCAACAGTTCTAGCCAGTGCGTCGTTAGCACTAACAGCACTCATCCAAGGCCATTGCGCTTGTATAGTGCTAATAGCTTGACTGGCACTTACAATGTTATCGCCTAATAGACTCATGTATACTGCTTGGCGACCATCGGATAGTTGAGCAGCAGTAACTAGGTAGAATTTATTATCAGGACTTTTAATAATAGTTACTGTGTTACCAGAATTAGTTGCACCGGCCGCAGCATTTGCCTGTTTACTAAAATCAGTTACGATGTTTTGAAACGCAGACACAAATTTACCATCTTGTGTTTTAATTAATACTTGAGTACTATTATTTGCACCCACAAAGTCACCAGTGCCACTTAATAGAATGTCGGTCAAACCATCGCCATTGATGTCAAGGAATTTGGGATTGTAACTAACACTGGTATTGGTATCGTATCCTACCAATACAGAATCGGTTGCATCTGTAAAATTGCCCGCCCCGTCATTCCGTACAAATTGTATTTCACTGAACTCAGGCCACGCACCGTTTGTGTTAGTAGGACGACTTAATATAATAGCATCCATAACACCGTTATTATCCCAATCATTAGCAACAACACGTACATTGTGACTACGATTACCTAGTGTACCGTTGCCAAAGTTAAATGAATCCCATTTAGCTAGCTCAAATCTAGGTGTAGGACCAAATCCAATATTGGTAAAGTTTAAGTTATTACTACCGTCGATTGCCCAAGAATACAAGCCTGGTTTATTTAACACATGGCCTTGGTCTACTGCAAAAAGTGTCATGCTGCCGTTATTTAAAAAGTCTGCTACTGCTAAACTACTACTTCCTGGTAAATTTCTAAATTGTTGAGTGTATGTAGTAAATGTGCGATTTTGATTATTGAATGCCAATGTAGTGTTCCAACCGTAGTCACCTATAACAATATCTTTAAAGCCGTCACCATTTAAATCAGCAATGGAGCTGTCATGTGCGTGTACAAAATTTCTATGGTCACTAAACGTAGCTTCAGTGGCTGTTACATGTGATAGGTCAATGGTGTATTTAGAAAAATTACTACCATTATTGAAATATACATACGCTTCAGTGGTAGGAACAATGCCATCAGTGCTAGGTGCTACAAACATGTCTTTACGGCCATTGTTATTAAAACTAGAAAATTTTACACTGGGTTCTGTGCCTAGTATAACGTTATCTCCTGGGGCAAACCATTGACTGGTTTGGTCAACTAATTTTCCACTATTCCAACCTAGTACAGATATTTTACTAGACTTCCAATTTGCTGCTGTTACTCCACCTGCACTCATACGTCCAGCAACGACTACATTTTCGGCGCCACTGCCTGTTAAATCTTCTACAAATAAATCGGTTATAGCAGCTCGATTTGCTGTATTGTTAACAAGAGGCTCAACAGTTGTTACATGTACAGGAGTATGATACGGAACTTGGGAGCGCAGAAGTGGATTTCCGCCGCCATTTGGGCCACCTCCGCCACCTCCGCAGCCTGTTAGCAGAAATGCAATACTTGCTATAATTGCAATACGCATAAAAATACCCACTTGTTAACTGTAAAAATACAGTATAACAAAATGGGTCTTTTTGGTCAACTAGTTATTAAATTGCTATTAATCGCGTGGCATGCTAGCAGCTTCTTCGATTAATGTTGTAAGTTCTTTAATATCTTGGCAGATAATTTTAGCAGTAGTCCAATCTTCATCTTCGTTGCGTCCGTTGATTTCAAACATGTAACCATTGTCGTACATGTTAACGCTGAAATTGTCATTTACTTTTACTAGTTTGTCGCTTAATTTAATCATATTAGTTCTCCTTAGTGATTTCAAGTGGTCCGTGTAACCATGCTTCTGTTTCGCTGTTGTACCAACCATTACTTTCTAAATACTGGTAATGGTCATCTTCCATTGCTGCTTTTAATTCTTCCTGTTCCTCTTCGTCAATACCTTCGAACTCGTAATCAAGATAACAACCATCATCCATGCTTTCTAGTTCGGCACCATTGTCGGCATTGTCGCTAAAGTAATCGTACATGTTAATACCATCTGGATTCTCTGGATCAATATCCTCCGGAGGT